GTGCTGCCGTGGAGAACATGCGGGCAGGGGTCTGCTCGCGGTCGTCGTAGGGGATATTCTCCTGATACTGCTTCATCATCTGCAACGCGATCACGCGGATCGGAACACCCTTTTTCTTGTCGGCGGGGTCGATGCTGCTGATCTGGTGCTGCTTTTCCAGAACCCAAGTGCCTGGGCTGAACTGGTCAGCGAGAACCCCCGTTTTATTAACGAGGTTGACGCGGGGGAGCCGCGTGTCACTTGCGTTCCAGTCCCCGACAAGACCTTTATCCGCGAGGCTGACGTTAGCGAGCGCGTTTTGCTGCGGTTGCGTGGCGGTGAGTTGTTTTGACTCGGTAGTGGTTTCGATGTCCTCGAATGATATTTTAGCCATTATATGTGTGGTGGTTTTGGTTTTGGTTTTTATTCTGGGGTTGTGAGATAGACAGAACGGTTATTACTTTGTTCAAACTTTTTTCAGGAATTTTATTGTTCCCTCTACTTTCGCCGCATTGGCGTCGATCAGGGAGTCCCGAAGCGCGAGTTTGGCTTTTGCTATCTGCCCCCGCTCGGCGGTTCTCCCGATAGCTTTTTCAAGCTCGCCGATTTTCACCTTGGCGCAAGCTGCAAAAGCCTCGGGCGTGATTTTGTGCTTGACGACTTCCCAGCATGCCTGCGGATCGGTTATTTCAAACGCACTGGCTCGTTCTCCGAGTTCGTATCCTGGGATTTCCACCCCCGACAGACGCAACTCTAGGGCGCGGGCGTCCACTTTCTCAGCCCAACCTTTAAGAATTGGAGAGAGTTTTTTGGCGAGCGCCATTTTCTCTGGGTCGGTAATCAACGCGGGGTTGTATTCCGGTGGGAGCGAAAGCTCGTCGGGCTCATACTTACTCGCGATTGTGAGCGCGAGCGCGTTGAGCTTATGGCACTCGGCGCGGTGATCGCACCATGTGCAATGCCCCCCTGTAAGGTAAGAAGCAGGATCGTTGCGCTTGGCCGCTTCCACGATTGCCGTCACCTTCGCTACAAGGTTGTCGTAATCCGCATCGCGAGTCCACTCCACGACATCAATCACGCCTTGAAAGGGGAGCAGCACATGAACAGAAAGTTTGTTTATCTTGGGGTGTGCATCCCAGATTCCAACCGCATAAGCCCAGAATTGAGGCGAATCCGCTTCATATTTCCCCCAAGCAAATTTGTAGTCCACCATTTCGGCGCTCGTTCCGTGGAGCATGATGTGGTCAATGTGCCCGAACTGGTCGAGAACCTTGTAGCGCCGCTCACGAATATCCTCAACAGGCGCTTCGCACTTGGCTCGCAGGGTGCGGAGGTATTGCAGGCAGAGGCCCGCACATTTGCGAAGGAACTCGTCATCGGCGGGGATGACATCGAGGTTTTCCCTCTCAACGGCGAGGTGCCCTAGGACTCCTCGATCTGCGGCTGCGGTGTCGCGGGTGGGGTCGTTGCGAAAGCCTGGGCATTTCGCTTTCTCTTTCAGAGAGGACGGGGAGTGTTCCGCGTGTTCTCTCTCGTTGTTTTCTACTATGGCGAGCGAAACTTCTTTCACGTCGCGGGGTTGTTCTTCTGTCATAAATTTTCCCTCGTTCAGAATGTTTTGGTTTTCGCGCTTGTGGCGCGTGAGGTGGAGGGCCGCTTGCTCAACGGTGCCTGGAGCGTAGAGCCGGAGCGCGAGAGCGCGGTTCTTGCCGCCAAAGCGCCGGATGCGCCCGATAGCCTGCTCCTCCGCTGTGCCTGAGAATTGAGGGCAGATCAGCGCCGTGCGAGGCGCGTTGCCGTGGACATCGTGGAGGTCGATGGATTGGCCCCCCGCGCCGATCTGGACGACGAGGCAGCGGAGAATATTCGCCTGAAATTTGTCACGGCTTTCTTGCCTGCGCTGCTGCTTCACCCGCCCGTCGATTGTCTCGCTCATGTCGCCAAGCAGCTTGGAAGCCGCGTCGATGGAAGCGTGGAAGTTTAGAAATATAATCGCGCTGCCGCCTTCCTCCACAATCGCGCTGGCTCGCTCGACGAGGTAGGGGGCTTTGATGAGTTCGATAGCTTGGCGCTGCCGCAGGTTCTTGACCGCGCCTGGATCGTTGAGATCGACCATCTCGGAATAGAGCTTTTGAATCTCTTCCTTATCGGTCGGTGAAATGAAAATGGGCTCGTCGGAAAGGAGCAGGTCAGGGAGTTGCTCGCTGAGAACTGCGTCCGGCGTCCGGTTGCCGCGAGTGGTGAAAATCGAATGATGCAAATGTTCCATGCGGTCTTTATTGACCGCTGTTTTTGGGTCCCATTGCAGACCGCCCCACTGCCCGTTCTCAGCACCCATCTTCCGCGCCCAACTCCAGAACTGGCGCGGGTGAAACAGCCCCAGCTTGGCTCCAATGCTCTTCATGCGGAGCGGGCTTTCCGCTGCTGTGGCGGAGAGCATCAGAGTCCGGTAGGGGGCGTCTTCGAGCATCTGTCCGTTCTGGCTTTTCATGCCCGCGCACATGTGGACTTCATCAACGATGAGGAGGAGCGATTCGGGAACCCACTTGAAATTTTTTCCGACTTTTTTGATCCAAGGCGTGTTCCCCGTGCGGAGTTTTTCAGGGTTCTCGATAAAGACTGGAGAAATTCCAAAAGCCTCCAGAGTGGCTTGCCACTTGGCTTTGACGCTCTTCGGGCACACCACACCGACTGGCAGCGCGTAGCGACGAGCCACCTCGCACGCGATGATTGTCTTGCCTCCGCCGCATCCAGTGGCCTCCAGCGAGGCTCCGTTGGAGTCAAGACTTTTTAAGTTTGCCTCCACGGAGTCCTCTTGGAATGGGTAGAGCGCGTATTTCACTCTTCCTCGAAGCCTGAGATTTGAGCCGCGCACTTCGCGTATCCCGCAATATCCACATAGGTGTCGCGAGTCGGCGTGTAGCAGGCCCGCGCCAGCTTCAGGACGATCATCATGTGTGCTACATCGAGGGCGCTAATCCGTGCCAGTGGGTCTTTGCGGCATTCGAGGTAGGCGTTAAAGAGGGCCGCAATCCGTTCGTGGTTCGGAGTCGCTTTGTCATAGTCGCGACGACGGGCTCCAGTCGTCACTTCAATTGCAGTTTCGAGTATGCTGTTCATTTGACGAGTGAGCTTTCTCTGAGGATCGCGAGGAAATCTTCGGCGCGAATCACGACGATCCATTCGTGGTCGTTGCGCTTGTGAAAAACCGCTGGGATTTTCCCCGCCTTGGCGTCCCGCACGGCTTGGGCGAGCCAGTTGTAGGGGTTCCCCGCCTCGACCCGCTTGCACTCGATGTGCAAAGGCAGCGAGTCACAGATGACATCGTCGCCCGTCAGCCCGAACCTACCTTGCGAGAACTGAACCCCGCGCTTGGCGGGGAACCCCTGGTCGGTCAGAAAAGAGGCTAGTTCTCGCTCGCCCCGTGCGCCCTTGGCGCGTGAATTGATTTTTGGCATTTGGTTATTCGGTTAATACACCGCAACTTGGCCTTTGGCCCACCTGACCAGGTCGGCTTCGCGGTAAACGAATTTTTTGAGCCCCAGCTTCCGGTAAGGCAGGTTCATGTTGTCTCGCCAGTAGGCGAGCTTGCTGCGTGATACGCTGCGACTCAGAAGCTCGCTCAATCGAGACATTGCGCCGTCCGCCTCGTAGGAGGCGTCCGCGTCTTTGGCTTTTTGGATCGCTCCTAAAATCTCAAGGCGCATTTTTCCGTCTTCCAGCGGCGTCGCGGTGAACGACTGGCACTCGAATGTTAATGTTGTTGTCATTGTTGTCTGAACCATGCGCGAAGGGCTTCGCGCACGATCTCCGAGATGGATTTTCCTGTGGCCTTCCGCTCCGCCACCAACCACTTTTCAATGGTTGGGGTGGATGGAAAACTCCTGATCAGTTTCTTATTCATTGACCCCAAGGAGTTCGGGGTCTGTGACCGCGCTCAATATCGCGTCGTTCAACAAAAACTCCGCTACCTGCTCAGGGGTCTCCCCTGAGATTTCTGCGAGTGCTTTGAGGTGATTCCCGACGGTGAGGGACAATGATACGGTGATATTCGGCATGGTTATTTTAACGGTTATTACTGCTTTCAGAGTTTGCGCACTCTGAGGGACGGTTCTGGGGTGGAACTCTGGGAGGGGAAAGCGGCGTCATCTTTTGAGCGCGATTTTTTTAAGGCGCTCAAAGATTTTTTCGTCCAGCTTGGTCTGGATTCGCTCGTCCGCGATGTCGCTCTGGCTTTCGATTAGGTGCTTTGCTGTAGCACGGATTTCGCCGCTTGGGTCCTCTTGATCGAGAAACTTAATCACCGCCTCGCGGATGAGGGCGCTGATTGTGACGTCCTTGAGCCCCGCGAGAAGCGCGACGGCTTTGTTGTTGACTTGACTTTCCACATAGGAAACGCGGAGCGTTCCTTCTTTGAGTTTGTTAGGCATTTTTCTCTTTTTTGTTTGGTTTGTTGTTGATGCCCGCAGTTCTGTGCGCCATTTGAACGATCAGTCGGGTTGTGGGGTTAGACACAGCGGTTATTGAAATGTTCAATAGATTATTAACAAGTCAAAAATCTTTTACCAACTTAATGGGACTCCTTTTTTGAGTGCGAATTTTCTTACGGTGTCGGGAGTGATCGCGAACCACTCCTCTGCTGCTGCTCGTGAGACCAGCGCCCTATAATGCTCTTTTATCATCTTGACTGAGTTCCCCGCGAGGTCGGCGGTCATCGCAGGGTTGCGGTGGAGCGCGGCATGATAGGAGCAGAACGAGTGCCGCAGAGCATTGTTCTTCGTCTCGACTCCGAGTGTCTTGAGCAAAGCCTTGTCAGGCGGGCGGATTTTGCGTGTTTCCACGAGTGGTCCCTCCACGGGCGCAAACTCCTTCAGCCACGCTTCGAGGTTTGTCGAGATGTCGAGCGTTCGCCCCGCGCCAGTCTTGGTGATCTCGGGGCCGAGGCGCACCAGTTTTTCATCAAACATGATTGATTTCATGGTGAGTTTCGGGTCGCCCGCTTCGGAGCTACGAGACCCGCCGAACGCCATCAGCGCAGTGTGTGCGAGGTATCGAGGGTCGGTTGTTGCGAAAATTGCGAGAAGTTCTCCTGGGCTGTAAATCTCAGGCGTCACCACCGAGACATCGGGAAAGTCTGGCTCAACTTCAACCTTGTCAGGGGAGATGAAACGCTTCTTTCGGGCAAAGCGCAGGAGCCCCTTCAGCGATCCGAACAAGTTGTGCTTGCTCTTCGTTGAGTAAGGTTCGCCCGTCTTCCCCGTGAGCCCGTCCAAAAATTTCAAGTATTCTTCGGGCGCGATTGTGTCGATGAACCGCTTTGCAAAGCCGCGCTCCCAAATGTTTCGGTGATGGGTGAGAGTCGCCTCGTATCGGCCCGAGGGGCCTGATTTCTGGACCCCCGCAATCCACGCTTCCCACACTTCGGAGAATGTCTGTGGAGTAGTTTTCTCGTGGAACTTCAGATAGAACTCGACTGCGACGTGCATCGGCGTTGACCCGAGACGCTCCTTGCACTCATTGAAGTAACTCACATCTTGCCCTGAGAGGGCTGTTGCGCTGCCGTCGCATGTTGCAAGGTGACGAACAATTCTATCCGCTTCGGCGAGCGCCGACGCCTCTGAATTGTAGGAACGGCGAAAAGTTTTCTTCCCGACTTTCCATGCGAGGCGGTGAGTTGTGTATGGCCCGCGTGTAATTTTGACGATGCGAACAATGGCGTGCCCGCATTTCAGAATCGTTGTTTTTTCGTCGGGGTTTTCAGTTTGGATTTTCATTTTTCTTCGTTGGTTTGGTTTGTGGTTTTGTCCCAAAAGTTGGGACAAAATGTGTTTCCTGGTGTATTAACCTAATACAGTTTTATACAACCGCAACTGAGAAAACCCGTATCTTTACCTAGTGATTTGATTTTTTGTCCCAGAAAATTTTGGACAAAAAGGGGTGGAGGCGACGGGAGTCGAATTCGTTTACGGTTTTGTATAAGTATGTCTAGGATAAGAGGTTTGCCGAAGTCGTTATTGACCTTGCACCAAGTTAGACCTACGTTGTCCAGAAATGTTCAAAAAGGGCGCAGGGATTTTTGTAGACGACGGGAAGACGCCCGTCCCGAAAGGTAGCAAAGTTCGATACGGTTTTGTCTACCCTGAAAGCACGGCGGACTGGACCATCGAACTGCACGCGTATCGGAGCGTAGCGGTCGATGGAACCCCCCGCGAAGATAACTTTCGCCGCGCCGCGCAGATGTTTTTTTCTAAAAGCACGGAGCCGTTTATTTGGCATCCGTGGGCCGAGGAGATGCTGCACGAATGCTGCACGAATCAGTTCGTCGGGTTCGCTGGCTGCGGTTCTTCAGGCAAGTCAGATTTCATGGCGGTTTGGATTTTGCTTAACTGGCTCGCAGCGCCGTTTCACACGCTGGGCTTGCTGACCTCGACTTCCATCCGCGATTCCAAGAAGCGCGTGTGGGGCGCAGTGCAACGCTATTGGCCCGCGATCAAGCCTGTGAGCCCCGCCAAGCTCACTGACACGCCGACTCCGGCGATCTATGTCATCCGTGACGGAATCCGCATGGAACAGGCTGGAGTCTATCTCATCCCCGCTGAGGCAAAAAAAACCTCTGAAGTCACGGGAAAAATGCGAGGCATGAAAGCCCCGCGAGTCTTTCTGGCTGCGGACGAACTTTCGGAGCTTTCGCATTCTTTGCTTGACACCGCCATCTCGAACCTTTCCAACAACGCAGTTCTTCATATTTGCGCGGCTGCGAACCCCGTTTCCTACTACGATCCGTTTGGAAAATTTGTGGAGCCGAAGGACGGGTGGTCTTCGATCTCGGTCAACGACGATCAGTGGGAAACCAAGCTGGGCGGGGTCTGCCTGCACTTTGACGCGCTGCGGAACCCGAACTACATCGCCCGTGAAAATCTCTGGCCCATCCAAAAATTTGAAAAGATTGACGACGCGGTGGAGCGCCTTGGTGAGGACTCGCCGATGTTCTGGCGCGACTTTCGCGGGTTCTGGCCGCCGCAAGGAATTTCCAAAGCGATTTACTCCGAGTCGGAGATTATCAAGTTCAAAGGCGATCAAGCCGCAATCTGGCAGGGAGGAACAACCCGCATCGCGGGAATCGACCCGTCTTTCGTTTCGGGGGGCGACCGCTGCGTTCTCTATGTCGGCAGCTACGGACTGAATCGCGACGGCAACGAGCAGGTATCATTTGATACCTTCCATTACATCGAGGACGAGGCGAGTTCCAAAGAACCCCGCACGTTTCAAGTAGCCCAAAAAATCGCAACGATTTTGGAGCGGGAGCGCGTCAAGATGCAATACGTCGGAGTGGACGTGACGGGCGGCGGCGTGCCGTTCTGCGATGCGTTGTCGCGTGTTCTAGGGAGCAATGAATTTCTGCGGGTGCATTTCGGAGGCTCCCCGACCGAACGCTCCTTGTCGGCCTACGACTCGACTCCGGCAAAAGACAAATATACCAATCGCGTCACGGAGCTTTGGTTCGGTGCGAAGGAGTATCTCCAAAACGGGCAACTGCGCGGAATCTGTCCTGACCTGGCCCAAGAAATGACTGCCCGAAATTTCGAGACCCGAAAATCGGGAGGCATGAAACTCTGCGTCGAGCCCAAAGCCGACATGAAAGCTCGGATAGGCAGATCGCCGGACGTCGCCGATGCCGCGTTTGTTTTGCTGGAGACCGTGAGGGAGCGGCTTGGCATACGCCCGCCTCAAGAGGGCGCTGCGGGGAACAAAGGCGGGACGACCTGGCGCAGAATGATGGATAAAAAGTTTGCCCCTAGGAGAAACTCCCCTTGCCTTTTGACGAGTTAGGTGTAATAACCTTATAGGTTAAATAATGGAGGCTACCGAATACCCAATTACTATTGAACAGGGCAGCAATTTCCAATTGCAGTTTCGTTGGAAGGTAGATGGCGTAATCGTGGACTTAACGAGTTCCACCGCTGAAATGCAACTCCGTAGAAGTTATTCGACCCCTGTAGTTTTTGGACTTAACAGTTTTAACGGGCGTATCCTACTAGGAGGTGCCCTAGGAACAGTATCCCTTGAACTCTCCCCCGAAGAGACCGCAGAAATTCCTGCCGGTAACTTTCTATACGATTTGGAGATAACCACTGGCGCGGTCGTGCGGAAGCTCATCAAAGGCTCTGTCGTCGTCATACCGGAAGTAACAAAATGAGTGAAATTATTGAAATCATTGGAACCGGCTTGACGGGCCCTTCGGGCCCTCGCGGGTTGCCTGGCACAAATGGAGCCGTCGGTCCCGCTGGAGCTGACGGCCCTGCTGGCCCTGCCGGAGTGGGAACCGTTGGAGCTGACGGCCCTGTCGGCCCTGCTGGAGACCGAGGGGTTGCAGGGGAGCAGGGGTTGCAGGGAGTTGTCGGCCCGCAGGGGGTCAAGGGCGAACGCGGGCTTACGGGACCGTCGGGGCCACAAGGCGAGCGCGGCTACACTGGAGATTTAGGCCCCACCGGCTCAATTGGGCCTATCGGCCCTAGGGGAGAAGTGGGCACGCGGGGCGAGCGGGGAGAAATCGGGTTTCCAGGCAACAACGGATCGCAGGGACCTCGCGGGTATAAAGGGGATATGGGGATCACGGGGCCTATCGGCCCTCTCGGCCCTCCTGGCCCCACGGGGGCTAAGGGACAACAAGGAGTGGTAAGCAATTCAACAGTAATGGCATTGGCAATAGCGTTAGGATAATAATATGAAACAACAGTTTACAGGAACATACAGCCTTGATGTAGTGAATCGCTACATCACACTTCACGACATTCAGCTAAAACCAGAGCAGGTTCTTTTGGTCGTCAATGCAACGGTCGGGTTTGTTTATCACAATTTTTCAGTGGATGAGACTGCCAACATTTCAATTGTGGCGGGCAACACAAAAATTGAGTTCCCGCCTTACAAAGATTGCGACACCCACACGATTTCAGACGCGCTTGCGGTTTTTTATGACGACGGCGTTGACCTAGGGCAGCTCATTCTCACAGAGTCGAATGAAACTCAAACGCTCCTCCAGACCGAGTTTGACCTGACTCAATCCGACCTCGCCGCTTTCCGCACTGAAGTTAAATCAGAGTCCGACGAAACGCAAAATGTTATTGTAGCTTTCCGCACTGAAGTTAAATCAGAGTCTGATCAAACTCAAAGCATTATTGGAGCTTTCCGCACTGAAGTCAAAGCCGAGTCCGACGAGACACAAAATGTTATTGTAGCTTTTCGCACTGAAGTCAAAGCCGAGTCCGACGAAACGCAAAGCCTGCTTTTGGCAGAGTTCAATCAGACCCAAAGCGATCTAGCGGCGTTCCGTGTCGAGGTTAAAGATGAATCCGACGCAACCCAGACCCTTCTTCAGACAGAGTTCAATCAGACCCAGGAAGCGATTACGGGTTTCCGCCTTGAGGCTAAAAACGAGTCAGATGAGACCCAAGACCTTTTGCAGTTTGAATTTGACCAGACGCAGGACGCGATTTCTCATTTCCGCTCTGAGGTCAAATCAGAAATGGAACAGACTCAATCCGTCCTAGAGACGGAGTTCCATAATACCCAAGCTGGGGTCGAGGCTTTCAAAACCGAAGTCAAAAACGAGTTCGACTCCACTCAGACCCTCCTAACCGACTTTAAAGCCGAGGCCAAGGCCGAGTCCGATGTCACTCAGGCGCT